GGATGTCTGCAGTGGGCATATGACAACCACGTTCATCACCAGTCATACTTATACCGTATCCTTCCTTGATCATTTTAGACTTGTACATAACATAAAGAACACTCAGAATAGTGCCACCGAGGACAAAGATCCTTGGGTCACGACGAGATACATAAATGATGCAAGTAGCATAAATTATAAAACGAGAAGCTGCGTTGATTCGGTCTTCTGGAGTTTGTTCCTTATTAGGCCAGAACTGTAAAACCTCATCAGATTTAGTAAGTTGCTGAGGATCGTCAAACCAAACCTTCATTTAATATAGCATGAGGTTTATTTTTTGTTGAGACCACCAAGCATACTACCCATCATCTGCATAAGGGCATCCTGGTCAAGCTCACCACCATCTGTCTGCATCTTGTCAGCTACACCCTTTGCGATACTCTCAATCTGAGTGAGAGTATCAGCGGGGATAGAGTTAATAGTGGTTCCAAGCATGTAGAGAGTCTGAAGATACTGCCAGGTAGCAGACTTCGTACCCTCACTCATACGAGACCAGTAGCTCTTGATGTTCAATTCCTTAAGGAAGTCGATATTCTCAATCTCTTCAAGGAGGAAGGACTCATCCTTAGCAGAGATCTTGTCTGCGTAGGGAGTAACACCCTTCATGAAACCGTCAACAACGAGACGTGGGTTAGCTTCCTTGATCATCTCGAAAGAAGCGGTCATCTTCTTAATGCCTTTTTCCTCTGGAAAAGTCTTGTGCAATTCCACAAGAAATTGGGTGAGCATGTCATTAAACGCGGTGACAGACGCCATTTTCTTAAATGTAAGGTTTAATCTTTAAGTTAAAAAGGTTCGTTAGATATAGCTTCCCTTTGTCCAATACCATTAGAAACGATGAAAAACACCAAAATAGCATTTAGGGCGGCGGGCTTAGCATATTTATTAAGCTCTAACTTACCCTCGTTGTTAAGTTGAGCTTTGACGTGAATATAAGCAGCGGTCAAAGCGGCGGCTATGAGTGCGGCATTAATTGGATCTCTGAGATAGTCGGATAACTCCATTTAATTATACGCAGTTTTTTTTATACGGTGATCAGGTGCATCACCAAAGAGAACACCGTCATCTTCTGTCTCAGCCTGATGAGGAGGGGGTCCTTCCATTCCCATTCCTGGTTGAGGTTCTTCCATAGGTTCTGGGTCAAAGTCCACTTGTGGAGCTTGAACACCTGGAACAGTTTTAAACTCATTCTCCAAACCAGTTGGGTGAACCTGTTGATCCTCAGAGCCCATCATGGGTTCGTTCTCTGGGAGATGCTCTTCCATAGGAGGGAGCTCCGGTTCTGGTTCTGGTTCTTCCATTGGACCATCATACACGTCAGGATCCTCTGTGTCTTGAATATCACCATCAAGATCAATATCACGAGTTTCTTGTGACATATAAGTCTGAAGAATCTGTTGAACGGGAATCAACTCCTTCACTGTAGTCTCGATGGCTGTACAAAAACGTAGAGTAAGCTGATCATCTCTTGCGTATTCACTTTGTTCCTCATGGAACACGTAAGGATCACGATATAAATCTTTAGCGCAATTATTGTAGCAAGTTTGAATAAATACCTCGTTAGTTGGAAGTTTGAGACTAATCTTCTTATTGTCAGCCTTTAGGCGAACAGCGGAGAGAATCTTAGTACAGGCAACAAAGACTGCCGCCAGAAGGTCATTGAACCAAGCACAACGATCCGCGATATTACTGGTGTGGTTAGCAGACATCTGGTTAGACCAGTTGGGAACTTCCTTTAGGAGCTTCTGAAACATAACAAGAGGCTTCTTTCCCTTTGAAAGTGTGACAGCTTCTTTGTACATATCCTGAAAAACGTCAATCATAACTGGACACATAATGATACAAAGCTGACCAAGGTACTCCTTTTTGGCTTCAACCAGTACATTTAAGTTATCCATTTATCATTGAGTGTGTTTTTATTACTAAACTTCCTACGCACTTCTCCTGTATTTATCCGCCATCTTCTTCAAGTTCATAAGGTCTGGAAATTCGGATTCATCTGATTCATTTTTCACTTTAACCTTTTTAGGTATAATCCAAGAGACGTATATGTCATATTCACTTAGGAGTCTCACATCAAATCCACCCAATGTAAGCTGACGGGATACATACCGCGCTGCAGCTGACCTGTCAAATGTAGGACATCCAATTACGAATGCGGGTATTGTTAAAAATGCCTGTTTGTGACCAAGCTCTACAGACTGTTTTATTTTACGAGAAAACTGTTCATATATTCGTTTGTATGTTTCCTTTTTGATCTGTTTTCTCCTTTCATCAATTTTGGTTACATCATTGATGCTGATCATTACAATTACTGTAATTTAATTTTAGCCATTTCTAACTCACTGAGGGTTGGTACAGCTTTCTCTTTGACAAGTTCATAGTTTACAAACTCTTTACCAGATGGATCACCCTTAAATGGGGAGATGTCAGACTCGGACTCAACATCAAGTGGCTGGGTACGAATAGATTTCAATGTAATTACACCACTGTTTGTAACTTCAAAATAAGCTATAACGGTGAAACCGAAGGCAAATCCCTTGTTCTTCACAGTCATAAAAACAGCCTCATAAACATCATTCTTACCTGGTGAAACGGGTGCACCTTCGGTTATAGCGGTTGGTGGTGGTGCAATGTACTTTTTAACGGCGATGGTCTCTATGATGTACGTGCAAAGACCTGTACGCTTGGAAATTTCTTTATTGGTTTGAAGAACAAACTCTTGCATCATGTCATTATTAACATCAGCTTCCGCCTGACGGTACGAAGTTAAATCGGGTTTGGAATCGTCAAAGCGAACACGCCCAGTTGGTCTGCTGTGTCCTGAAAAACCAAACATTTCAGTGAATGGTTCACGCTTGACCGTAAGTAACAGGACAACGGCAATAAGAAGGATCGCTAAAGACCAATTCATCATCTTTACTACTATGCGTTAATTTTTTTTTACAAAATACCACATACATAGTAGATGTCTCTACTGATATATAGCCCAAGGTGCAAACACTCCATGGAAGTTATTGAATATGTAAACAGACAACCACAATTGAAGCAACTTGTTCATTATCATAATATAAATACTCAGGGTATTCCACCTGCCTATAGGAATAAGATTACGCGAGTCCCCACGATGTTAACAAAAAATGGTAAAGTTCTTGTTGGTTCAGAAATAAAAAACTGGTTAGACTCACTTCTTCCTAATAAAGAGGTCTCCAACTGGGGATTTAGTGGGGGATGCTCTATGACTGGTCTGGACGACGAAGAGAATGATTCTGAGATGTTTTCACTCGACGCTTATGGACAGTCTTTACAGCCAGCTATGACAAGTGAACTGGAACAAAAAATTAACAATGATGTCAGTAAAGGTATTGCATATAACCAACAGATTTAAAGAAAAAACGCGGATAAAATAGTAATTATGAAGTTGGTAACTATACAAGCATCCGCTATAAAGTCCACTTTTGAAGTTTTAAAAGATATTCTTAACGATGTTAATGTTTATTTTAAACCAAGTGGTATGTATATTATTACACTTGACACCGCAAGGACATCCCTCATTGATATGTTCCTCTCAGCTGATAATTTTGAAGAATATCACTGTGAACACGATGAAATTATTGCGGGTATTAACATTTCAAACACCTTCAAACTTTTAAAGACGATTACGAACAATGATGTACTCAAAATTGAGATTAATTCAAAGGAGTATATGGATATTGAGATCATAAGCGAGACTAAGAAAACAAGTACCCGATTTCAACTTAAACTTCTGGACATAAATGAAAGTCGTATCGAAGTACCAGATGTTACTATGACGAGCAATACTATACTACCTTCCGCAGACTTTCAGAGGTTATGCCGTGATATGTCAAACATTGGTTCTGAAATCGAAATTACCAGAAAAGACAAGGAACTGCACCTCCGATGTGAAGGTGATTTTGCTAACCAAGAAACTTGTATAGAATGCCCCGAAGACAGCAAAGAAATTACAGGTTTATATAGCCTTAAATACATGAATATCTTTACAAAGGCGACGAGTATGTGTGCGTCTGTGCAAATTATGCAAGAAGAAGGTAATAGGTTTCTAATTCTTAAATATAATGTAGCGAATCTCGGTGAGGTGAAGTTTTATCTCGCAACAAAGGTTATTGATGATAATTAATTATGGAATACGTAGATCGCTGGTAGAGTCACGAGTAGTCAAAACAATCTTTTTCATACCCAATGAGTTGGTAAGCATAATTTTTGGAAACCTTGTCTCAAGGGTTTTCCTGGTGTAGTACAAAAAGTCTTCGAGACGTACCTTCTGTCCATGAAAATCATTCCTTGGTCCCGCATATCTCTTTACCTTCTGTGTTATATCAACTTGTGGTTTGTCGTCATGATCTATGATCCATACATGAGCTAAAGGAATACTAAATATCATATA